GCTAATTCTTCCAGAAGCTATCAAGACACTTACCATCAAGAAAGCGTAATCAGAGAAAGGGGTTGGAGTGGGTGGTAACTTTACAGGAAGTCAAGCAGTATCTGCGGATTGATTTTGAAGATGATGATACATTACTTCTCTCCCTTATTTCAACTGCAAAACAGCTGGTAATGGATGTGGGAAGAATGGACGAGGAACGCTTTTCAGAAAACGAAGATGTGGTACGAACAGCGATGCTCTACACAGTTTCTTATCTCTATGAAAACCGCAATACCGCAGACTTTTCCAAACTGACATTAACACTTCGTGCTATGCTGTTTGCACAGCGAGAGGATGTGATTTGATGGAAATTGGAACACTCAATCAGCGAATCACCTTTCTGGTGAATCGTGTCGTTACCGATGAAATCGGAAATCACACCGCTGTGTGGGACGAAGCCTTTTCCTGCTGGGCAAAAGTGACTTTGAAAGCTTCTGTGGAGCATACGGATGCTGGTGTGACCAAAGAAACACAAGCACTGGAATTCCTTATTCGGCAAAGTCGAAACTGGATGCCGTCTATAACAGGCAACCGAATCTTGTTTCGGGATGTCACATACAACATCACCAGTGTTACACCGGATTATCTGCACAAGGACTATCTGAAACTTACTGCAGAAGCCAGAAAGGCAGGACAGAATGACCAGTATTGACAATCTTGCAGCGGAAATCATGCAGGGCTTGCAGGAATATGCAGACCTTGCGGATACTGCCATGAAAAAGGCTGTCCGGAAAACCGCCACGCAAGTGAAAAACGAGATTTCCGCCAATGCTCCGAAGGACAAAGGAAAATATGCAAAAAGCTGGACAACGAAAAAGACTGGTGAAAACAGCCACTCTTTGGAGATGACAGTACATTCTAAAAACAGATATCAACTGGCACATCTTCTGGAAAAGGGGCATGCCAAGCGTGGCGGTGGTCGTGTATCCGGTAGACCGCATATTGCCCCTGCGGAAGAAAACGGTGTGCAGTTGTTGGAGCATTTGATCGAGGGGGCGTTGTCATGACCTACGAACAGATCGCAGAAATGATGGAAGAGATGGGACTACCTTTCGCCTACCATCATTTTGCCGAGGGTGAAAGTCCCGCACCGCCTTTTTTGCTGTTTCTCTCTCCCGGAGAGAGTCCATTTTCTGCAGATAATGTGGCATATTTCAGTTGCAAACAGCTGGACATTGAATTGTACACAGACAAAAAGCAGCCGGAATTGGAAGAACAGGTGGAGGCAGTGCTTGCCCAGCATGAAATTTATTATACAAAAACAGAAACATTCATTGATTCGGAAGAATTGTATGAAGTGCTCTATGAGATGGAGGTTTGATCTATATGGCAATGGAGAAAAACAAGGTAAAATTCGGTCTGAACAAAGTTCACTATGCAAAAATCACCTCTTATGATGAAGAAGGTGTGCCGACTTTTGCAAAGCCGGTTCGCATTCCCGGTGCAGTGTCGCTGTCTATCGATGCAGAAGGGGAAGCATCCAATTTTTACGCTGACGATGGTGTGTACTATGTCATCAACAACAACTCTGGTTACACTGGAGATCTTGAAATCGCATTGGTTCCGCTTGAATTTGCGACAGACATTCTCGGTGAGAAGCTGGATGAAAAGGGCGTTCTCACGGAAACCAATACCGCAGAAGTATCCCAGTTTGCACTGCTGTTTGAATTCAGTGGCGATAAGAATAAAATTCGGCACTGTCTGTTCTGCTGCTCTGCCTCTCGTCCCGCCACGGAATCCGCAACGATTGAAGACGAAAAGGAAGTTAAAACGGAAACGCTATCTTTGACCGCAACGGCGTTGAACAGTGGCTTGGTAAAAACTAAAACCTGTGAGAAAACGGATGCCGAGGTTTATGAGAATTGGTATAAGGCGGTATATATGCCCAATCTGGCTGCCGCTGTACAGAGTGGTAAGGCATCCGCAGCATCTGTGAAAGCGTAAGGAGAGTGCAGTATGGCAATTCAGAAGAACATCACCATTGATGGCATTGATGTGCCGTTTAAGGCAAGTGCAGCAGTTCCAAGGCTGTATCGTCTGAAATTTCGCAGAGATATTTATCAGGACTTTGCAGCACTGCAAAAGTCTGTGGGAGAAAATACAGAGAAATCTTCCGCACTGGACATTGAAAGCCTTGAGGTATTTGAGAACATCGCCTATATCATGGCAAAACACGCTGCTCCGGAGAATGTTCCTGATAATCCGGACGACTTTCTGGAACAGTTCAACACATTCAGCATCTATGAGATTTTGCCGCAGCTGATCGATCTCTGGGGTTTGAACGTAGAAACGCAGGTCCAGTCTAAAAAAAACATCGCCCGATTGACCGACCGATGACCACACCACTATTTTTGTTGCGGTGCGTTCAGCTTGGTTTGTCAATGGGCGATTTGGATTTTTTGACCATTGGTCTGGTGAATGATATGTTCACCGAACGAGAAAATGACGATTTCAAGTATGATTCTCTGGCAACGCAGGAGGATTTTGATGCGTTTTAACCTATATGATGTGTTTCCACAGCCATTCCTGCAATTGTCGGTCATCCATTTCACCGGCTGCAATTCCGAGAATCATTTGAATCAATTCATCGTCATCATATTCCACTTCAATATGATTCAGAGAAAGAAATACAAGCATTGTATGCGTGCCGATTCTTTTATTTCCATCTACAAACGCATGATTTTTTATCAAACTGTATCCAAGACGAGCTGCTTTTTCTATGATTGTCGGATATAATTCTGCATCATCAAACGTTTGGAAAGGTGCATTCAATGCCGAATCCAGAAGTCCTTCATCACGAATTTCCGCTGAGCCGCCTGATTCCTTCACCAGTTCTTTGTGAAGCAGCATTACCTGTTCCTTTGTGAGTCGTTTCATTTGGCAAGTTCCTCATAAACAGCAGCGTTGCGTTTCATCAGTTTTTTTGAAACAGAAAGCACTTCTTCATCCGATGCCGTTTCCGCTTCTTCTGTGTCTTCAATCATTCTGACTTCATAACGGGGCTTATTATTTTTGAAAATAACGGCCGTTCCATACCGGTCTACGATTCTTGTTACCATGGAAAAATTCTGATTTGCTTCTGTCATAGAAATAATTGTGTTTGTATCTATCATCATACGAACACCTCCTTGCTCTTATTATACCATATTGTTAGGATAAATTCAACCTATTTTTTGAAAAAGGCAGGTGACCCCCATGGCAAACCGCATCAAAGGCATCACCGTAGAAATCGGCGGCGATACCACCAAGCTATCCAAAGCCCTGGAAGGTGTCAATCGGGACATCAAGGGGACACAGACACAGCTGAAAGATGTGCAGAAACTGCTGAAACTTGACCCCACCAACACCGAACTCTTGTCCCAGAAGCACAAGCTGCTGGCAGATGCGGTGTCTGCCACCAAAGAAAAGCTGGAAGTACTGAAAACTGCGGCAGAACAGGCAAACACTGCTCTTGCAAATGGTGAAATTTCACAGCAGCAGTATGATGCCTTACAGCGTGAGATCATCGAAACCGAAAACGAACTGAAACGCCTGACCACAGAAGCAAACAATTCTCACACTGCCCTGGAAAAGATGGGCGTTTTGGGTGAAACGCTGCAGTCCGCCGGGGACAAAATTTCCGGTGTGGGACAAAAGCTGCTGCCAGTCACTGCCGGTGTCACGGCTCTGGGCACCATTGCTGTGAAAACTGGTGCAGACTTTGATGCTGCTATGTCCAAGGTAGCGGCGGTATCCGGTGCGACCGGTTCAGAGCTGGATGCCCTCCGGGAAAAAGCCCGTGAAATGGGCAGTAAGACAAAATTTTCAGCGAGTGAAGCTGCGGAAGCCATGAACTATATGGCGATGGCAGGCTGGAAAACCAACGATATGCTCAGCGGTATCGAAGGCATCATGAATCTTGCCGCCGCCAGTGGCGAAGATTTGGCATCTACTTCAGACATTGTCACAGACGCTCTGACCGCTTTCGGTTTGTCTGCTTCGGACAGCGGACACTTTGCGGATATTCTGGCGGCTGCAAGTTCCAATGCCAATACCAACGTCAGCATGATGGGCGAAACTTTCAAGTATGCTGCTCCGGTACTGGGTTCTCTGGGATACTCTGCTGAAGACTCCGCCATTGCCATCGGCTTGATGGCAAACGCCGGTATCAAATCCTCACAGGCTGGTACGGCACTGCGTTCCGCTATCACCAATCTGGCAAAGCCGACAGGCACGGTAGCATCTGCCATGGAACGGTACGGCATTTCTCTGACGGATAGTTCTGGCAAGATGTATTCTCTGCGGGAACTCATGGAACAACTCCGTCAGAAATTAGGCGGTCTTTCTGAGGCAGAACAGGCACAGGCGGCTGCCTCACTGTTTGGCAAAGAGGCGATGTCCGGTATGCTGGCGATCATCAACGGTTCCCCGGCGGATTTTGAAAAGCTGTCCAATGCCATTGACACCTGTTCGGATACAGTAGACGGCTACAATGGCACAACTGAAAAAATGGCGGCGGTCATGCAGGATAACCTTGCCGGACAAGTAACCATCTTAAAGTCCCAGCTGGAAGAACTGGCAATCAGTTTTAGTGATATTCTGATGCCTACCATTCGCTCCATTGTTTCCCGTATTCAGGAACTGGTGGACAAGCTGAATCAACTGGATCCGCAGACCAAAGAAACCATTGCGAAAATTGCACTGGTGGCTGCTGCTCTGGGTCCGATGCTGGTGGTGCTGGGAAAGACCATTTCCAGCGTGGGAACGGTCTTTTCCGCAGTGTCCAAACTGCCTGCCCTTTTCTCTACTGTGCAAGGTGGCATTGGAGCCATTACCGGAGCGTTGGGCGTGTCATTAGGTCCGCTGCTCGCCATTATCGCAGCTGTTGCCGCTTTGGTGGCTGCCTTTGTGCATCTCTGGAAAACCAATGATGAATTCAAAAGCAATATCATTGGTATCTGGGAACAGATCAAAAGCACCTTTACCGGATTGACACAGGGCATCACTGACCGGCTAAATGCTCTGGGATTCGACTTTGAGAGTTTCACCGATGTGCTGAAAGCGGCATGGGATGGACTGTGCAATCTGCTGGCTCCCATTTTTGAAGGCGTCTTTCAGAATATCTCTAATATTTTCTCTGGATTTGCAGATATTCTCTTAAATTCACTTGATGTACTG